ATTAATTCATTTAATACTGGACTGATTCGACTCATTTGATTCCAAGTTCGTTTTCTGTCAAGACTCTAAACTCCCATAATCTATCTTTACAAAATTCTCTTGCTGCCTTCCATTTTGCTTGGTTGCGAGCATATTCATAAACCTCATAGATATATCCTTTTGTTTTCCTCTTTTTAACTTGAGGCTCAACTGTTTGTTTAAATGGTTTCACTTCAATCAAGTATTTTTTGATCTGACCAGTTGATTCTCTAACTTTGATATAGAAATCTGGAAAGTATCTATGAATCTTATTATCAACAGGAGAACGGTATGGTAGTGCAATTTCTTCACTTCCCCACTCCAATACATTTGTATTCTTATCACAGTAGACCATGAATTTCTTCTCCCACAATGACCTGTAAATGATGTTTGTAGGATCTCCTTTGTACTTTTTAATGAAGGTCGGTCTAAACTTACCTTTATATGACATAAATAGAAATAATATAGAAAGTCTTAATAGGTATTTAGAGTGGCAAAACCTATAGTTAGAAACATAAACATGTTTGGTGCGAAAGAGGCACTTACACCTCTTGCACAGTCAAATTATTATCAAGTTAGTTTCTCTTCACTTAAACCAGCAGTTACAAATCATCTTACGTTCATGGGAATTGGTAATGTAAGAGATTTTATATCAAGAAAGAGTGGTATATTATGCAGCGAAGCATCATTACCAGCATCTGCCTTTACCACAGGAGAGGTGAAGGGAGATTTTATGGGAGTTCCACAGGAATTTGCACACACGAGGATCTACACTGATATTGATTTTACATTTTACATTGATGAGAATTATACAAACTTAAGAATATTTGAAGGTTGGATGGATTATATTTCTAGTGGTGCTAACGTAAGTCAGGGTCAAAAGGGATTTTATCGAAGAGTACAGTATCCAGATTCATATAAATGTGATACAATGTATATAACTAAATTTGAAAAGAACTATAGAAGGAGATTAGATTATCAATTTATCAATGCATTTCCAAAATCGATAACCTCTATTCCAGTTTCCTATGGTTCTGCTGAAGTCCTCAAAGTTACTGTTAGTTTTAATTATGACAGATATATCATGGACGTAGGTAGTATAAATAACTAAACTGAATTGTATCAGACATTATGCCTTTACCTAAAATTAATACGCCAACCTATGAGTTGGTATTACCTTCAACTGGTAAAAAAATAAAGTATCGCCCATTTCTTGTAAGAGAAGAGAAAATTCTGATCATGGCACTTGAATCGGAAGATATGAAACAAATTACGGATGCGATTGTAGAAATATTAGATGCCTGTATTATTACAAGAGGAGTCAAGTTAAGTAATTTGTCAACCTTTGATATGGAATATCTGTTTCTTAACGTGCGTGGTAAGTCGGTTGGAGAAACTATTGAAGTTAATTTATTATGCCCTGACGATGAGAAAACTCAAGTCACTGCCATGATTGATATTGACACAATTAAAATACAGAAAGATAAATCACACAAGAATATAGTCAAACTTGATGATCAACTTTCAATGAAGATGAAATATCCATCAATTAATCAATTTATTGAAAGTAACTTTGAAACATCAGACACAGCAAGTTCTGATATATCAACAACTATGGAAATGATAACTTCCTGTATTGACATGATATATAATGCAGAAGAAAGTTGGAGTTCTAAAGATTCTACAAAGAAAGAATTAACTGAATTTGTTGAGTCATTGAATACTAAACAATTCAAAGATGTTGAAAACTTCTTTGCAACTATGCCCAAACTTTCTCATACTGTAAAAGTTACAAACCCACACACCAAAGTTGAATCTGATGTCGTATTGGAGGGACTAGCTGCTTTTTTCAGCTAGGTATGTCTCATACGAATCTGGAGTCATACTACAAAATTAATTTTGCCTTGATTCAGCATCATAAATACTCTTTAACGGAGATTGAAAACATGATTCCGTGGGAGCGTGAGATTTATGTTTCGTTATTACAGCAGTATATCGAAGAGGAAAACCTAAAGGCACAACAGAGTGGAAACTACTAATCTAAAACTTAATGTAACTAACCTTAAGTCCATTTTTCCTAGTGGTAATGGTAGTAGTTCTATCATGGGAAAAAGTGGTAGTAGATTTATTCCAAGACCTTCAGGTAGAGGTGGAACCATCATACCACCAGAGGGTATAAAGAGAAGAAAAAGAAGAATTGATGCAAAATCATTTGGTCAGGTCAAAGCAGAGATTGATTTAAAGGAAGAACAGAAGAAATTTAAAAATATATTCAAAACTATAGGAGCTCTTAAAAAGAGAATCGAAACAAATGAATTAAATATAGTAAAATTAAAGATTGGAGCTGGATCAGGAACTGATACTGATGAAACTAATGCTGCAATATATGATATTGGAACTATATTAGCAAATGATTATCGATCTAGAATTGCAGCAGGTAAGGAAGAAAATGAAAACCTTCGAGCAAAACTAGAGAAGGGACAACGTGCAGATGAAGAAAAACAATTAGAAGGTAAAAGAAAGAGTATATTCTCTGGTATAAAAGAAAGCACATCAAAATTAGTTGCACCAGCAGTTGGATTCTTTGATAAGATAAAGAATTTTTTACTTACAATATTTGCTGGTCAATTAGTCACAGGTGCATTTAGTTGGTTATCAGATGAAGCAAATCGTAAAAAGTTAGAAAAAATATTTGGATGGGTTGTCAATAATTTCAAATGGTTAGTCGGTGGTGTTGTTCTTGTTGGTGTAGCGTTGGCAATCCGAAAGATATTGAAGATAGTCAAAGCACTTCGTGGAGTAATTAAATTTATAAAGAGAGCATTTAAATTAGCAAAATCTATACTTAAGTTAGGTCCTAAATTAGCAAAGACAGCAGGAAAGATAATTGCAACAGGTGCTAAAAATACTGTTAAAGCAGCAAAAACAACTGCAAAAATTACAGCGAAGACAGGTAAGACAATAGGTAAGAAGATCGCTGCAAAAACAGGTAAGAAGATCGCTGCCAAGACTATAGCAAAAACTGCAGGTAAAGCAGGTGCTAAATCACTTCTCAAGAAAATACCGTTCGTGGGTCTTGGATTAGGTGCTGTATTTGCAATTGATAGAATGAGAAAAGGAGATTGGGGTGGTGCATTACTAGAACTAGGATCTGGTGCAGCGTCTATGATACCTGGTGTTGGAACTGCTGTATCAGTTGCTGCTGATGCTGCTCTCATAGCAAAAGATGTGAATGATGCCAAGAATATGGAAACAAGAAAGACTGGAGGATCAGTCTCTCCTGGCAAATCATACCTCATTGGTGAAGAGGGTATGGAAATATTCAAACCTAATACTGCGGGAACAATAGTACCAAATACCCGTGCAAAAGAAATTGCATCCAAACTTGGTCCTGTTGGAGAGGGAACTCAAGAAATAATTCAAATGGATCTTGGAACTGAAAAGGCAGATCCACCAGAAACTCCTAAAATGGCTGCGGGTGCAACCAATAAAATGGAAAATGTTGATTCTGTCAATATTTTAAATCCATATATGGAATCAATTAAAGAGAAATATAAAATAGCAATCTGATATGCAACAAGAAAAAGTAAAGTCACTGAAAATAAATGTTACGAATCTTCGTAGTGCACTTCTTGATGCAAATAAAACACTAGAAGAAATTAGTAATGAGAAAAAATCTCTTCTTGAAAAACAAGTACAACAACAAAAGATAAAAGAAAAAGAAGATAAATTAACAACAAAGAGATCACCACTTAAAAAAGCAGGTGAAGCTGTAAAGAGTGCAGCAAAAGGTGTTCAAGGGTTCTTTGATAAAGTTATACAATTTGGTGCAACTATTTTGATAGGACAGTTAATCACTGCTTTGCCTGGTTTAATTGAAAAATTCAAAGAGTGGAAAGAAAATAATAAAATGTTAATAGATGGTGTGATAGGAACAGTTAAATCAATAGAAACTGGACTTAAAAACATAACTGAATTTTTTACTGGTGTTAACTTTGATGATCAAGATAAAAGAAAAGAAGAAATAAACAAAGAGGTTGGAATTTTAAATGAAAATCTAGATGTTATTGATAAAGAAACAGAGGAATTTAGTGGAGAATCTTCAAGTGAAGAATCAGAAGTATCTACAGAAAATAAGAGTGAAAATCAAAATAATATTCGAGAGAATAATGAGTTGGTTAAGAAAGAACCAACCGAGAAAAATACAACCATATCAAAAGGTTCTGGTTCAGATATACAATTAGATCCAACTGAAAGAGATGGTGTTGGAGTTTTATCTGAAGAGGATCGTAAAAAATTTAAAGTATCAAAAACTGGATTAGATAAATCTAGAATAGAAAAAAATCTTGCTGATGCTTATGTAAGAAAAAATGAATACATACAATCAGGTGATACCTCTAAATTAAATGGAGTCAACAAAAAAATTGAGAATTATGAAAAACAACTTAATATAATGAGTCCTACATTAATTATTAAATCAAACGATCAAAGTAAAAGAATAGATACAATAAAATCAAAGAAAACAAATGGTTCATCAGAAAAACAAAAGATCATTGTTATGACTAAAACTGTTGAGAAAAATGTTCCAGTATTAGATACAATGCCAGTAGGAGTAGCATAATGGCTAGTGCAACCGCAGCATCAAAATATGAAGAGATTACGATCTCTCGTACAAAGAAAAAAACTGGACAGGGTAGTCAAGGAAAAACTACAACTAAAAGTGTTAATGGAAAGGTAACGAGTTTTAGTTACTATGAAAGTTTGTATTCACCTGTGGTAACTGCAAAAGTAATATACATTGATTCTGGAGAATCTACAAAGAATCAGTTAGAAATAAGTGGTAATGAAGATGTAAGATTTAAAATTCAATCAAAATATGGAACTTTAGATTTTA